TGGGCGCTCGCTCTCGGCTTCGAATNTCGGCGGTCGGGGGCGGAGCCGTCCAATGCGCCTCTCCATGTAGGGGCTTGACACGGTAGAATGAAAGGGACGATAATACGTTATTCGGGCTTAACACGTACAACGTTATTCGAGCAAAAATTTTGCCCCAAAAATCGAATCGTCAAAAATCCTGCCGTGAAAAAATTCTCGCAATAAAAATTATCACAGGGGGATAATATGGTTTATTTAGTAAAAGACGGCGGCAAAGTTCGGGCGTTTTACTCGGAAAATGACATGAAGGCGGCTGGGTTTAACAAAGCCAAACTTACGGTGTCGGAGGAAATTTTTAATTCCAACGGTTGCTATGCCCGGATTATCGGCAACGAAATAGTAGTCGGCAAAACCGCAACAGAACAGCAGATAGAGGAGCTGAGGGGGCAGATCGCCGATATAGACGGCCAGCTTGCCAGGCTTGACCAGGAGTACCTTACGCCGCGCGTGTTATGCGGGGTCGGCATGGGGGACGCCTATGCACTCCAACGCGCACAAGCCCATGAAACGGCGGCGGCCCCCCTCAGAGCGGAGAGGGAGCCGTTACAAGAAAGCCTTGATCAACTGTTAGGTTAAAACTATAATTACTTATTCGGGCTTAGGCCGGAATGAGCGGAATGTCATAATCCCGTGCTGCTGGCAGGGGGCAATTGGAACAATTCCTCAGGTTGCGGCTCTCAGGCTCGTAATGCGAATAATGGGCGCTCGCACTCGAATTCGAATATCGGCGGTCAGGGGCGGAGACATAGGGACGGCGCGTCGCCAACTCTACGGCTGGATATTTCGCTCTGTCGCGTTGCTTAGTCAACCGGCAAGATACCAAACAGAGGGGCTGTGTTGTTAGTAACCCGCAAGGGTGAAAGTAACACAGCCCGATTTTGAGGAACCGATGCGCCGGATTGGAAACCTGTGGTCGAAAATTATTGACATAGAAAACATTCGCCATGCGTTTAAGAACGCCGCTAAACATAAGAGCAAGCAAAAAGCCGTAATAAGAACAAGGGCAAACCTTGAGGAAAGGCTGGAAGCGTTGCGCCTTTCCCTTGTTAATAAAACCTTTACTACGTCTAAATATACAAAAAAAATAATTTATGAACCAAAGCAGAGAACAATTTATAAACTGCCGTTTGACTCGGATAGGATAGCGCATCACACGCTAATGAGAGTTATAATTCCAGAGTGGGATAAAAGGTTTATCTATGACTCTTTCGCTTGTCGGGAAGGAAAGGGAACTATTGCCGGAAGCAATAGGACAATGGAATTTGTTAGGCGGAACAAGTATGTTTTGAAATGCGACATCAGCAAATTTTATCCATCGGTAGATCACGATATTTTATTTGAAATAGTAAAAAGAAAAATTAAATGCCCTGATACTTTATGGCTCATGGAAGATATTATCCGCAGTTTCCCCGGGGGGAAGAACGTCCCTATCGGAAACTATACGAGTCAATGGTTTGGAAACCTTTATATGAATGAAGTGGATCAATTTGTTATGCACACCCTACAGGCAAAATACGGGCATATAGACTTCATTAGATATTGCGATGATTTTTGTTTTTTCTCTAATAGTAAAAAAATATTAAATAATTGCAGGGAAGAAACGGGGGAGTTTATAGACACAAAATTAAAACTGTCTTTCAGCAAGTGCGATATTTTTCCAGTTTCGCAGGGCGTTGACTATCTCGGCTATCGGCATTTTGACAATTATGTTTTATTGAGGAAGCGAACTACAAAAACAGTAAAGAAACGGCTGGCAAACCTTCCCGGACGGTATGAAAAAAAGAAAATTACCGCAGAGCAATACCGCTCTTCGGTTGCCTCTACATGGGGCTGGCTAAAACACGCAAATACTCATAACTTGCAGGTTGCAATACAGCTACAAGAACTAAAGAAAAGGGTAGGTGAATTAAATGAATAAGTTTTCTGAATTTGCGGACACGTCAATTTCCCCTGTCATGGACGGGAAAAAGTTATCCCTCGATGATATTCTCGACAAGGAGATATTGGTTTTAAGGTACAGGATTAAGAAGTCTAAATTTACTGAGGCTAAAAACCCTGACTGCCTTACGGTCCAGTTTGCCTACCCCGAAAATGAGGCGGTGCATTTTGTCTTTTTCTCCGGCTCCAGCGTTTTAATGCAGCAGCTCGAAAAGTATCAGGATAAATTGCCGTTTTCGGCAACCATTAAGAAAGTAGGCAAGTATTATACATTTTCATAAATGTCTTGACAAAAGGATAGATTGGGGTTAGTATTAAGGTGAAATAAAGGTCGGCTGACCGAAAACGCGGAAGCCCTCTATGTCGATACGGAATAATCTGTGTCGCCATAGAGGGCTTTTTTATTTGGTTAAATATTTTGGAGGGACATGAATTGTATCTATATCTTCTGGAAGCAAATGTGACAGTGGACGTGAACAAATTGCCGATTGAACATTTAATATTGATAATTTCAGCGGCTTTGATTTTGGTAGCGATTATTTTTATTAATGGAGTTTCAATCAGAATTGGGGAAAAAGAGATGAATCTCGGCGGTATATTTCGTTTGTTGGCAAAAAAAGATGAAGATATGCTGTTAAAAGAAAGCCTAAAAAAGTTTTCAGATGATGTGGATCATGAAGTAACAGCCAATCTGTATGATCTTGTAGGCGAACTGGAAGAACATCTTGAGCCTCCCCTTGTGATAGGCGAACATTGTTTTTTTACCTTTGACAAGTTCAGCGCAATAGTAAAAAGCGAGTTATACAAACGAATTCGCCGTAACAGCCTATGGGAAAAACTTACTACCGGCAGGACCAGCTATACAAATATCATTTTGAAGGATATTGAAACGCGGTACGAACAACTACAGAAAAAAGTTAGCCAGGTGAAGTGCGGAGACACGTATCAAGAATTTTCTGCTATTAAAAATGATGTTCGCAATGTTTTATACAGGTTTTTTGACGGTACTGTTGAAATACTTGTCAAAGGCATGGAAAAGAAAATTGAGGAGTACGAAAAAGCAAAACCGAAATTCAAGACCGTTGCGGCCAGAAAAATATGTTGTGATGACTGTATCGCTAAAAATCAGTCTCGAATTAAAAAACTTATAGAGAGGAAATAAAATGACCGAAACCCGTAAATGGTCATGGACTGAATTCTTTCTTGGCTGGATTAACAAACAGTTTTTGGTTTGGTGCATATCTACCTTTCTGGTATTCAGCGCACTATACGCTCCCAAAGAAATGATGAGCGAAAAATTACGCTTCATACTCATCATTGTCTGGGGAGTTATTTCGTTTTGCCTTTTCTTCTACAAATCAATTTCTATGCTCATAGAAAATGGAAAGCTGAATGTTGAAGCGAAGGCTTCTGTTGGATTGTCGAAAGACATCAAGGAGACAAAATGAATCTTATCCAGCAGTTCCTTTCATTGGGAAAGAAAGCGAGAGGGTTGTACGGAGTAGCGGTATCATTTAGAAGCCCTGTAGATACTATTATCATTCACTGGATTGGACCGTATCCGGGCCAGACTGTCGGCGTTCCCTGGAACTGGTGGGAAAACGGACCGGATAGAAAGGGCATACAGGCATCGGCTCATTTCATTGTAAAAGGAAATGACGTGCTTCAAGCCTTGCCTCTAAATGAAGTCGGCTGGCATTCGGGGGACACAAGAAATTATCACTCCGTCGGTATCGAAGTTATACCGATGAATGATGAAGGTGAATTTGCACAAGACACTGTTGAAACGCTCAAGGAACTTGTAGCGCACATTCGCAGAACGTATCCCCACGCAAGGCTTGAACGCCATTATGATGGGACTCAGAAAAAGGATTGCCCGAAATGGTACACGCCATTGGCGAGGGACGGAAAAGAGGGTGATGAACGTTGGATTGCGTTACGCAATTATCTTGATGATGTAGGAGTAGCCTAATGAGGAGGATTTATGTTTCAATTTTTTTATGTGCCGCGCTGGTGGTTTCGTGTCGGACTTCTTCTGACCGTATTATCGTTAATTCTTGGGATGATGCCGCTTTGGTCGCAGAGCAACGACTCGAACTTGAACGACAGTCAGCATACATTGCGGAACTGGAACGTGCTTTACAACGAGGGATTGAGGATTTACGAGCAGCAAGAGAATACCTTGACAGCCTTGAATCAACGAATATTGAGTTTGGAGCGTGGCTCCAACGAGTGGATGAATTTGTCAGGGAAATTATCCGAATCCAACAAGAACTTGAAAGAGTACAACGAACAAATAGCGGAACGGATGCAGGAGAGGGATGAAGACCTTGCTTGGGCTTATGCGGAACTGGATACTAAAGACATTACTATCGCAGAACAGAAAACCGTTATTTGGAAGCTCATTGTTGTTATTGTTATTATGGGTGTATTCATTCTTGGTGTTTTAACTTTCGCAATTATAAAATTTATTTTGTGGATTAAGGGCGGAGCAGCCGCTTCCTTGATAAAAAAACTTTTATTGCGTTGCTGACCGATGCAACGGTTTTTTCATATTCCTCCGGCCCGTATGTTGTACATACGGGTCACTCTTTTATGCTGGTATTTTCTGCTTGAGGCTTATGCTGTATCCGAGATTATATAATACCTTCACTACCGTAAAAAAAGACGGGTTTCCTTCGGGGGAAAGGGATTTATACAGGCTGGTCCTGTCAAGGTTAAGTTCTCTGGCGATTTGGGTCAT